ATCTTTTTCATCACGATAATCTAGATACATACCAAAGATATGGTTAGAAGATTCTACTGCTTCATCGGGAGTTTTGAATCTCCAATGAGCACATATATCGTTAGTATAAGGGCGAACCAATAGAACCCCTTGCTCCCCTCTTCCAATACGATATAGTTTACGAGTTTCCTCGTCTGTAAAATCAAGTCTCTTGTAATCGAGTTCATAATCAAATTCTTTCATCTTTTTTTGGATAATAAACTTCAACGTAAGAATCGCACTTAGGGCAGTGGAGATTAGTTACGAAACTATACTCCTCTGCATAAGGACAATCGTTGTCACCTCCCCAAATTAGTTCGGTGTCACAGTGCCAACATTTCATGTGTTGGGTTCTAGAGCAATGTAGTATTTGATTCCGTCACCTTTGAACAAAGCAACATTTGTCTTACTCAATACTACATCATAATCCCCAGATAGGAGTTTTAGGTTTTCAACTTTGAAGCAAAAACAAAACTCTTCTGTAGTAGTTCCAACTTCTACTGAATAATTGTTGGAGGTATCATTCTTTTTATCTGTCACACATAACTGCATAGTTTCTCCATCCCCATACAAACAAAGATCGGGGAGTTGATATACCATAGCAGCACGTTGTAGTTGCATCAAGATCCTAGATTCAAGTTTGAATTCAACATCTTCAGATGGTAAGTTAATTTCTTTCTCAGGTGCCTGAGTAATTATATCAGGATCGGCATAGAAATAACGTGTCTTGGATTTACCTTTTAGATCACTTACTGTGACATAGTTGGATTCAGTAGTATCGATTTTTGGTGAGTCAAACAGAGATAACCCTCCAAGGAAAACTCCCAAATCATAGATAGAAATTTGCGAATCAAATTGTTCTTCGACTTCGGCAATAGCGAGAATATTCTTATTAATACTGAGCGTAGAAATCTTATTGCCAGGTTTAATAACAATAGACTTGTTGATTGAACAAAAGTTTTTAAGGACTTCAATGGTGGGTTTGGAAATTACTGTCATAATGAATTAGTCTTCTTGTGCTGCAAAAGTTGCTGCTGCGTAGTTTGCTTGATCTCTTGTATAAAAGTGCATGAGTAACACTCCATAGTGTAGCACCTTTAAGAGATCTTGTCTAGCACTACCTTTTCTATCGAAACGAGAAGCGTACTTTAAAATGTTACTTCTACAAAATGCTGTAGCATCGCCACATGCATCGATCACATCAAGAGTTTGAATCTTATCACTGGCATAGTGTTGAGAGTAAGTGCTCTCGATGTAATCTCGGAGTTCCTCTAGGAACTCCTCTTCACGATACTTCATAATTAAAAGGATGGTTCGTCGTTACTATCAGTATACTCTGAATCTTCTCCTGCGTCAACTTTTGTATAAAGATCTAGGAAAGATGATTTTGTATCATCGTCAAAACGATTTACACAATTTGTGATTGCTGTCAACTTATCTCCAAAGATCTGATATGCTGAAACAATGTGAACCAAACGACGAGTCGTGATAACTTCATCAACACCACCATCAAAGAATGTCTTACGGATTACACCTGCCCACTTGATTAGGTTCTCTGCAAAGTCTTTGTCGCATCCCTGATTAATCAAGATCTTAGTCTCGATAGTAGCAGAAGGATACTCTTGCTCAAATGTGATTGGGAATCTCTCAAGGAATGCTTCGTTGAGAATATTTGTTCCTACGAATCTACCATCATCAGATCCTTTACCTTTTGTGTTAGCAGTAGCGATCACTGTGAATCCTGCTGCAGGTTTTACATACCTACCAATCTTCTTGAGGAATACACCTTTACCTTCAAGAACAGATTGCAAACAAAGAATTTTGTTAGATGCTAGGTCGATCTCATCTAGAAGTAATACAGCTCCCCTTTCCAAAGCCTCAACCACAGGTCCGTTGTGCCAAACAGTGTCACCATTAACAAGACGAAACCCACCAATAAGATCGTCCTCGTCAGTTTCGATTGTGATGTTGACACGGATTAACTCCCTATTAGTTGCAGCACATGCCTGTTCAACTGATAGAGTCTTACCGTTTCCAGATAGACCTGTAATGAATAGAGGATAGAACTTCTTCGATGAGATAACTTTCTTTACAGAAGTGAAGTTACCAAAAGGAACATAAGTCTTATCTTTATCAGGAACATAGTTTGCTTTTTTCTCAGCAGCAGGTGCTTCGTACGCACGTTCAATTTCTTGAATGGTTAGATTCCACTTGCCTATACCTGATTTATAAGACTTAAGTCTTTTACATGCAGTTGTATAAGATAATTTAAGGATCTTTGCTGACTCACGAATGTCTTTGCATCCGACTTCAGTTCCAACATTATCAGTTAGGTGTTGAACAAGTTGTTCAGTTGTCACAGGGTTTGGTTCAAAAGTCATAGTCTTTGTTTGTTTATACATTTATTATAGCAGGTATATCTGCTTAGTGCTACAGCAAGTGGACAGTTATTTATCCGAACACTGCTGTCACACTCACTACGGTAGAATTAGGATTTCTTGCTAATGCAACTTTTTTTGCATCATCATAATCCACAGCGATAACAGTTTCTTCAAAGATTGTTCCCGCTTTAAATAGAGTTACTTTACACTTCATGCGATTTGTTCAATGAATGCGTTGAGGAGAGTTTTGTTTGTGGTCTTAGAACCCATGTGCTTTTTGAATGCACGTTGTAGTTCTGCTTTGGTAGCAACTTCGCCTTTCTGTTTTACAGTAAGGTCTTGAGTTCCTTCGCCATTGCCCCTATCAGGCATATAGAAAGATTGAGAGAATCCAACTTCATCTTTGATAGAAGCAAATCTTTCTTTCCTCCATTGCTTGTCAAGTTCATCTTGACGTTGTATGTCCATACCAAGCATACGAACCAATCTTGATACCTCTCCTTTACTACAGAGTCTGATACCAATCCAGTTGTAATCAGTAATCTCTCTCATGTAACTTACAATCTCTTTTGTAGTTTCATATGGACTACCATTAAGTTTACGTTGATAACCAGTGTCAGAATCACGAAGAATGAATACTCTGTTTCTTGAGTGACACATTTGAGCAAGTCTGAATTTTTCCTGACGTAACTCCTCCATGTAAGTGCTGTAAGGAGTTTTTGTCCAGTATGACATTGGATTTGCTTCGCCATCAGTTAAGCATACAACATTTACTTTCTGAACATTTTCTACTCTCTTGAGATCTTTTACCAACTGACGAGTGCAGAAAACTGCTTCAGCAAGTGGAGTTCCACCAAGAGTGTATTTTGGCATAGCAGACATACGGTATCCACCGATAGCAAATACTTGTCTGTAAATTTGTCTGAGTGAGTTCTCAAGTGACTTAGCATTTTGCTTAGAAGATAGTAATTCAAGAAGTCTGAAATCATCTGCAATACCAAGATCACCTTCCTTAGGTTCAACACCAGGATTCCATTCTTTGCTATTACCATGATCATAACCATAGTATGAACTCTGGAATGCGTAGACACGGAAAGGAATACCTGCTTTACGACAGAACCATACCAAGTTGAAAACTTGCTTTACAGTATCCAAGAGTTGATACTGCATAGAACCAGACCAATCAAGATGTAGAATAAGACCATGATTCTTACCCTCAGGAACAGTTGTAACTTTCTTGAAGATGTCATCAGTTAGTTTGTATTTGTAAAGAGTATTAGTGTTGATAACACCTGTCTTTGATATTGCTGCACGTTTGTATTCATCAGCAGACTTTTTCATCTCAAACTGTTTGACAAGATAGTTTACAGATTTCTGTGCATCTTTCTTGAATTTGTTGTAATGATCATCTGCATACTGAAGACACTCTCGTTTGTAGTTTTTTCTATCTTCGTCTTGATCTTCGTAAAAAGAGAAGAATCCTTCAAGATCACTTTGAATTGTAGAGTGAGAAACTAGAAGTTTGTCAATTTCTACTTTAGGAAGACCAAGGTAAACCCACTCCTTAGCGTCATCATCAACTAAGTCTTCTAGTGATTCTTGTAATGCTTTATCTGTAATACTCTCAGTTTCATCTACTGATTGATCAAAGTCATTGAATAGATCATGTCCATCGCCACCGATAGGTTCCGAGTAATTACTAAGACCTTCTGATAGATCCTCAAGAGGATTCTCTGAACTATCCCATGGTTGATTAGGATCTATCTCAGGTGCAGATGTTTCTTC